GCCACAGATGGGACGGGCTCGCCTCATCCTCTGAGCGGGGGCGGGGATGTGGAAAGCCAATGAGCCGCCTCTCCTCAGGTGTTTGGAAATGTGAGGAGTGTGATATCATTGAGCAGCGCACATCTCAGATTGAGGTTCCTCTCTCGTTTCCAAGAGAGGCTTTTCTCGTTGCAGGGGGAAACAGAGCAGGGAAAACTCAACTTGGGGCAATGCTTGCTGTGGCATTTGCTGCAGGGCGTCAAGAGTGGTGGGTTCAACAATGGGCCGCCCTCAATAATATCCCGCTTGATCTGCTCCCTCCTCAACCCTCAACCGTGATCAGCTCAGGGCTCTCCTATAATGATTCAGTTGAGTACATCAGGCCAAAGCTCAATGCATATCTTCCTCAAGGCTGCAAATATCGCAATTGGGCAGGCGCAGGGCGATCTGTTGTCACGCTCCCCAACGGGGGCCGCATCATTGCAATGAGTGCTGATGCAGGGCGTGAGAAATATCAAGGGATGGGAGGGAGAGGCCTGAGAGCAATCTCTCTTGTTTGGCTTGATGAGGAGCATCCCAAAGAGATCTTTGAAGAGTGCCTTTTGAGGTGTGCTGATACGCCTTATGGGGGGCGCATCCTCCTCACAATGACTCCTCTCAAGGGCCTCACATGGACTCATGAATCCTTTGTTGAAAAGACTCTTGATGGTTTTGGGGCTGTGCAGATCTCAGGGCTTGACAATCCTTTTGTGAGCTCAGTGAAAATCAGAAGAGCAGTGCAGCATCTCTCAGAGCAGGCTCAACAATCCCGCCTCTTTGGGGCTTTCACAACTCAAACAGGATTGATTTATTCTGAGTTTCGGAAAGAGGTGCATGTGATTGAGAGCAAGCCGATCCCTGAGCATTGGCCCCGCTTCAGGGGAATCGACTTTGGAACACGCAATCCCTTTTGCTGTCTTTGGGCTGCTCTTGATGAGGGCTCTGATACCTTGCACATTTACAGAGAATATCAGGTCACTGAGCTCACAACTCTTGAGGCGGGGAAAGCGGTCTATGCTCAAAGCAAGAATGATCCCCGTGTTGATTGGACAGTTGCAGACCCCGAAAGCCGCGACGGCCGACTCACGCTTGCGAGATATTGTTCTATTCCAACCAAGCCCGCGCAAAAACATCTTGGTGTCAATGAGGGGATTGAATATGTCAAGAGGCGACTCCTGCTTGATGCAGAGGGATATCCTGCTCTCTTGATTCATGATTGTTGCAAGAAACTCATCAGAGAATTCAGATTGTACAGATGGAAACCCGATCAAAAGAGAGATATCCCAATCAAGAAGGATGATCATGCACTTGATGCATTGCGCTATATTTGCATGATGCTCTCCAGGCAACAGGCAAGAGGCTATGCAGGATAAGATTCAAGGTACGATTGAGGAAGCAATCAAGGCTGCAGAGGCTCAAGAGGCGGCAAGGGAGCAGCAAAGGCAAGAGGAGCCTGAGGATCTGATTGCCTTTGATGAGCTCTCAGCCAAATCTCAGCAGGGCGGGCGGTTTATAATGTATAGATCAGATATTCACAGCCAAGAACTGAGAAGGCCAATCATCACCCGACTCAGGGCTTCAGGTTATACTGATTTTAAATTGAACAAGAGGAAATTGAGAGATGAGTGATATTGTCAATCAAAGTCTATTTTTCAGAATCATGAATTGGTTCTCTCCTTCTGAGGTCAAGCAGCTGCAGCAAGTTGAGAAGGCTCCTGAAACTGTTGATCATGGTGCAACATGGATTCAGCCCTATGGGGTGAGAGCAACCTATTCACAAGAGGAGGCCATGACAGCTTATGCGGGGCATGGTTACACATATGCAGCAGTGAGCAGATCCTCTCAAGATCTTGCAGCCCTTCCTCTCAGGCTCCTCAAGGGAAAAGACAAAACCCTGATTGAGGAGCATCCTGTAATTGATCTGCTCAATCAGCCCTCAACAACTGTTGACGGATTCCTTTTCAGAGAGCAACTGTGCACAGATCTCATCCTCACAGGAAATTGCTATATCTTGCTCTTGGGCTCATCTGAGCAGCCCTCATCAATCGTGAGATTGCATCCTGCTGCAGTCAAGATCCAAACAGGCAAAACGGGAATCACTGGATATCTATATGATGCAGGGGGGCAAACTGTTCAGTATCCTGTGGATCGTGTTGTGCATGGCAGATTGGCCTCTTGGAGCTCACAGCCCTCTCAGGTTTTGGGCACAGGTGCAATTGAGCCTCTGAGCAGGGAGATCCGTGCAGATATCAACAGTCAAAACCTTGTTTCAGATGCCTCAGCAAAGGCCCGCCCCGATCTCTTGATCTATCCAAAAGACCCTGCCGATATTTGGGGGCCTGAAACAAGAAGAGAGATTGCATCTGAATATAAAAAGCTCAGTGCCCAAGGGGGCGCAATGGTTCTCTCAGGGCTTGCTGAGGTTGAGCCCCTGCAACTTTCAGCAAGGGAAATGGAATATGTTGAGGCCCGCAAAATGGCAAGAGAATCAATCTCTGCTGTTATCGGGGTTCCTCCTTCTGTTCTTGGATTGCCTACTGCAAATTATGCAACCTCAAGACAAGAGGCCCGCAATTATTGGACGGTTCAAACAAAGAGAGGGAAGAGGCTTGCAATGCTCTTCTCTGCTATTGCTCATAAATGGGAAGATGATCTCTATTTTGAGCATGATTATTCAGGGGTTGAGGCTCTCCAGGAGATGAGGACTGAGCAGCTTAATAGAGTGCAGCTGCATATCCTCAATGGGATATCTCCTCGATCTGCATACAAATATGAGGGCCTTGAATATCCTGAGGATATTGAGGGCAATGAGGAGGCTGCAGATCTCACAGATGAAACAGCAGAGGATGCAAGATCCTTCCTGCTCAAGGTGTACACCTCAGATCATGATGAGGCTATTGAGCAGATTGCAAAGGCATATCATGATGATGAGGATGAGGACTCCAAAGAGGAAAAGCAAGAGGACAATCTCAGCACATATGAGAACAGGAAAGAAGCCTTTGAGAGCCTGAATGAGAACACTCAGGAAGCACTCACAAAAAAGGCTGCAGATCATCTTGAGGCGGTTGGAGATGATCCCAAAAAGCAAACTGACCGCTATATCTTAGCTGTTTCATATCTCAGAGGGATTGGGGCATATGAGAGCAACCCTGAATCTGTGCGCCCAACTGTGAGCAGTGCGGAGCAATGGGCAATGGGGAGAGTCAACGGCCTTCTCTATGCATTGCGCAATCAGAGATTCAGGCGCAAGCCCTATGATACTGATCTGCTCCCTCCTGAGCATCCCCTCTCAACAAGGGGAGAAGATGAGGAGAGGCGTCATCTGCTCTTTGGATATGAGGGCCTCTCTCTTGCTCCAAAGGATTCCTCATGGGGTTTCACTGAATCAGATGCAAAGGCAATCTTGGGAGAGGATGATTTTGAGCGTTATTCTGATGCTTTCCTCTTTGTGTATCGGGGGAGAGAGGACGATTCAAAAGGCTATAGGCTCCCAATCGCAAAGCTCATTGATGGGGAGCTCAAGATCGTTTTCAGGGGCGTGATTGCTGCAGGCTCTGCTCTCAGGAAAGAGCCCAAATTCAATCAAGGCTATTATAATCTCAATCGAATATCTGAGAGAGATCTCAAGAGAATGTACGGTATCATTGAAAAGCTCTATGCTCAATTTGATGAGGAGGCCCCTGCATATCCTGAGCGAAAGAGCACAGATCTCACAGGCTACAAATCAAAGGCCGTTGGAGATATTGATCCTACAAATTTCCCTGCAGATGGGGATGATGAGGAGGTAAGCCTCAAGAACTCAGGATATCAAATCTTTGATTGGGAATATGCTGAGGATCTCAAGGAAAACTTTCCTGAGATTTGGAGAGCAGGGGGAAACATTGAGGGAAACAATCAATATAGAAGATTGCTCCCAATCGTGAGAAGGCAATCCCAAGAGCCTCAAACTGAAACTGAGGAAATGGCAATCCGAAAAAGAGAGGCTTGGAGCGCAAGGCACTTTGAGGACGGGGCCCAATTTGATGAGAGTGATCCGCCCTCTCCCAACTTGAGCAGCATTGCAGGGATTGTTGCTCAGATCAAATGGTTCACAGTTGGGGCTCTTGGTGAAACCCGCATGAAAGAGATCATTGATGAGGTGAAAGCCAAGCAGACAAAGACAAAAGCAAGGCGGGATCTGTGGCGCATTTGGGCCCGTAATATTGGAGATCCTGCCCTCAAAGATTTGAGGCTTGCTGCAAATGCTTATCTCAGAGGAGCAATCAAACGATATCAGGAAAGGCTTGAGAAATATGTTGAGCCTACCTCTCAACAGGTCAACAAGAGCGTGATTGATTGGAGCTCATTGCTTGCTGAGAGTGAGGAGATTGAGCTTGCTACTTTCACGATCGGGGCCAAGTGGCGTAAATGGTTTACGACCTCAGGCAATCAGCAGCTGCAAGATATTCTGAGAGCAGCAGGAAGAGAAGCCCGCAACGCAACAATCAAAGATGAGGGATACTCAGATGAGCATATCAATCTCTTTGCAAGGCAGATTGCAAGAACAGGCTCAAATGCTATTCAGAGGATTGTTGAGAATGGTCTTGTTGAAGGATTGACAATCTCAGATATTGCCTCAGATATCTCAGAGGCTTTTGCATTCTCTCCTCAAAGGGCTCTCATGATTGCCAGGACAGAATCAACCAATGCTGCAAATCTTGGATCTCAAAGAGCCTATTCAGAAGCAGAGGCAGATGGAATCAAGGTTCAAAAGCAATGGTTGAGCTCAAGGGATGCAAAGGTGAGAGATTCTCATGCTGCTCTTGATGGGCAAACTGTAGGAGCCAATGAAAACTTTGTGAGTGAATCAGGGGATGAGGCTCCTCATCCTGCAGGCTTTGGGATTGCATCTGAGGATATCAATTGCAGATGCACAATGATTCCCATTGTTGACTAATCAAATATTTTAATTTAAAAGGTTATAGGGGTTTATTATGTTGCAACGTTTTATGAGTCAGGGAAAAGCTCATCATGATGAGGATGAAAACAAATTCTCAATGAGTTTTGTTGCCTCAACCGATCGCCCTGATCGATATGGGGATATCATAAATCAACAAGGGTGGGATCTTGATGCGTACAGATCAAATCCCGTTGTTATGTACAATCATGATCATTCTTGGGTTGTTGGGAAAGGAACAGTTAAGATTGGGGAGCAGGGCCTGATCATTGATGTTGATTTTGATATGGAAGATCCAAGAGCTGCAGAGATTGCAGGGAAAGCCAAGAGAGGATTCCTCAATGCTGTGTCAGTTGGATTCGCTCCCCTCAAGAGCACGCCCCGATCTGATCTTCCTGTGACACATTATGCACACAGCAAATCAGGCGGGAATTACTTTGATCGTGCTGAGTTGCTTGAGGTTTCAGTTGTGACAATCCCTGCAAATGCAGATGCTGTTGCAATCGCTGCAAAGCAACTTGGGGCTCTTGACCTCAGATCAATGATCAAAGATATAGTAAAAGGAGAAATTGCAGCAATGCCAATTCCAAGTTTTTCAAAACACATCCTCGATATCATGGAAGATGAGGATAGTGTGACAATCGTATTTGCAAAGCCTCATGCAATGCCCCAAGAAGAGGACGGCATGAAAGAAGATGAGGACGAAATGCAAGAGGAATCTGCTCTGAATATGGATGAGCAAGATGATGAGGAGCGTGCTCTCCTCAAAGCACTTTTAACCATCAATGAAGGGAGACAATAAATGTCAACTGAAATGAAGAAGGCGAAAGAGATCATTGATGGTCTAATTCGTCATCAGCAAAACTCAACCGATAAGTTGCAGAATATTGAGAAGCAACTATCTGATCTCAAAACCGCTCAACGCTTGATCGAGGAATCACAGCAGGCTCCTGCTGTTGTTGATTATGCTCCTGAGAGTGAGCTCAAGTCTTTTGTAAAAGAGGACGGCTCAATCCAATGGACAACTGAAAACAAGCATGTTGAATCATCCTCAGGCCGTCGTGTAACTGTTGAAGAGGCAGGGCTCCTTGATAGTGAATCAAACTGCAGCGACTGGCACAAAGAATTGAAAGAGCTTGCTCGCGATCGTCATCTTGCACGCCTCATCATGCCTGATCCTTATACCCCAAAACTTGACGCTCGACTCTATCGTCATTTGAACAAGGCCCCCCGTGCAATCCTTCCTGCTATTCAGAAGGCTTTCAATGATCAAGCGGGCACAGGTGCAGAGTTTATCCCTGATCAATTCATCTCAGATCTCTATCAAGAGTTTCAGGTGCCAAAACGCTTGAGAGGCCTTCTCAATCGTGTTGAGGCTGAGCGCAATACTCTTCTGATCCCTCGTTTAAATCGTGGCGGTCGCCCTTATATCAAGGGAGAGATCACTGTTGATTCTCCTCTCTCTCAATACACCACCTCAACCGCCTCAACAGGACAAAAGACAATCAATATCAAGGGCCTTGCTTGCTCATATGTGATTGATGATGCTTTTGCTGAGGATTCCGCAATTGCAGCTCTTCCGATTCTTTCACAACAGATTGTGCAAGATATTGAGGATGCATTTGAGGACTGCATGATCAATGGTGATACAGCTGCAACTCATCAAGATGATATTGCCAACTGGAACATTCGATCCCGTTGGGGAGCAGCAGGCCTTGGGGGCTCTGCTGATCATCGTCGCTCTTTTGATGGGATGCGTGCAGCAGCCAATGATCAGGGCAATCTTGATGTTTCAGGCACTGCCTCAGGCGTGACTGCTGCAGAGATCTTGGGAGGTCTTTCCTCTCTTGGTGAACTTGGAGCAGGTAATATCGTTATGGTTTGCTCTCCTGAGTTTATGCTCAAGCATCTCATGTCCTTAACTGAGGTTAAGACTCTTGATGTGTTTGGCCCTCAAGCCTCAATTGTGAACGGTCAGATCGCTTCTGTCTTTGGTGTTCCTGTTGTCATGAGCCGATTCATGAGTGCAGATCTCTTCTCAACTGGTCTTTATACCGGATCAGGCTCTCAAACTGGTTACCTGCTCTTCAATACCTCATCATGGTATCTATATGAGCGACGGGGAATCGTCCTTGAGCAGCAGAAGGATATCTCAGCAGGTGCAATTCGCCTTGTTGCAACTTATCGTGCAGTTATGGGCTCTCCTGATCAAGCAGGGATCAAGAATGTTTATAACGGTTCCGACTACAATAGCTAATTAGGAGAATAATCATGCTCGTATCATTACCAATTGCTCAAGCAACAACAGGCGCAGAGGTTTTCTTTGTTCCTGTTCCTTTCGCAACCCGCCTCAAGAGCATCAAACTTGTTGCAGGTCAAGCCCTCACTGCTGATGGAACAAATCATTTAACTGTTTCAATCCTTGCAGCTGATGGTGCAACCTCTCTTGCAAGCCGCACAACTGACTCAGGCTCCTCAGGTACTTCTCTTGCAGCAGGTACTGTTGAGGATCTCAGCATTTCAAACTTTGAGGATTCAGGCCTTGCGGCTGATGAGGCCTATAAGGTTTCAACGGCTGTCGGTGGCACTCTTGCAAATGCTGTTGATCTCATGCTCGTGTTTGAGCTTGAATCCGATCGCTCTTACTAATCCTTCAATCAGGGTGATTCTGTGAGTCTTGTTTCATTATCCACTTTCAAAGAGTACCTTCCTGAGGTGCAAGGAACAGGATCTGATACTGAATTGCAGAATCTCCTTGAACGGGTTGAGTCTGCTGTTGCCTCCTATATAGGTTTTCCAAAGCCTATTGCAGGAGAAACAACAGCAGGCCCTTCCCTTGCTGATCAATCCTATACTTTATACATTGATGAGCCTGATTTTGATTTTCCTTTTATTTTAAGTCTGCCTATCCGCCCCTTGATATCTGTGAGCTCATGGCACTCAGATATTGATCGGGTTTATGGTTCTGATTCCTTGGTTGCCTCCTCTGAATATGAACTTGATACGACTCTTGGGAGGATTGTCCTCAAAGAGTCAGCAACAACAACAATTGAGAGGGGATATCGTGCAAATAAAGTTGTTTGTACAGCAGGATTTGTCACTGCCCCCTCAGATCTTGAGCATGCTGTTTGTGCATATGCAGCGCACCTCAACAGGGCCAAACAGACTCAAGGCAAGCAGAGCACAACTCAAAGAGATGTCACTGTGAATCTTTCACCCCGTACAATGCCGCCTGAGGTGAAAGAGATCCTTTTCAATTATCGCACTTTCAGGAGAATCCTGTGAGCATAACTGTATTACAGTTTGAGAAGATACTTGATGAGGCAGAAGGGCGGCTCATCCAAAATATCAGAGCCTCATTGATCAAGAATGCGCTCAAGATGGAGGCCCTTGCAAAGAGGAATGCAACCTCATTCCCAAGAGTGCAAACAGGCCGCTTGAGAAATAGCATTGTGGGTTCTGTTATCCAATTTCAAGATGATGAATTCCTGATCCTGAGAGCAGGGGGGCAGGAAAGAGGCACGCCCTCAAGCCCCTTGTCAACATCTGCTGATGTTGTTTATGCAGCTGTTCAAGAGTTTGGAGGCGGGCCAAACAGAATCAAGCCCAAATTCTACCTCAGAAGGGCAAGAGATAAAAGATTGCCCCGTGTCAAATGGGGAATCACAAGAGCAATGAATCTTGCACTTGAAGGAAAGGATCTGAGATGAGCTCCCCGATAGTGCAGATTGAGAATGCAATCAAGGATATCATTGCGGTTGATTATGCCTCAGGCTATTCAGGGCTTGATCTCACAGGTCGGGTGATTGTTGGGGAGGTTCCTGATCCTCCTATGATTCCTTTTGCTACTGTGCAATTCATTGATTTTATTGAAGAGCACGGGCAAGTTTTGGGCAGATATCAGGGTGATGTTGAATACAATATTGCGGCCTTTTGCGGGGGCTCATCTGATACTGTGAGCTCCAGGAGAGCACAGGCGATCAATCTTGCCTCAGATATCATCAAGGCCATAACTGCAAATAGGCTCTTGGGTTTCACAACAGGAATTGTTGATGATGTGAGATGCTCATTTCTTGCACGGGATGGGGACAAGTTAGGCATTCCCAATTGTGGTATCGCATATATTAGAATACTAGTAACAAGACAAACTGATCGGGGTGATTGATGGGGACATGGGCTGATAGTGCATATAAGTATCGGATTCCGATCTCTGTTCCTGTCTTTGTTGGAGGCGGGGGCGGTGCAACAAATGTTGATATTGAGCTCACAATCCCTCCTGATTGGGATCTCTTTTGGGGTGCAATCAGATCTGATTTCTTTGATATCGAGGTATACACAGCAAATGGGGAATCCTCAATCAACTATCAAAGGCAATCAGGGGCCTCATTCTCAGGGCGGCAATTAGTCCTTGAGATTGAGCAGGCTGCAATTGATGATCAATCAAGCACCTCAATGTTTTGGTTGTACTTTGGAGATCCCGATCAAAGCACAGATCCAACAACTGCATTCACTGTTTCAAGCCCAAAAACGGGCTATGTGTGGATCGGGCGTCCTGTGAATGTGGTTAAGAATGTGATTGCTCAGGCGGGGCGGACTGTGCCTGAGGTGACCTTCACAAAAGAGGTTGATGCAGCATATGATATTTGGTTCGACCTCAGGCCCCTCTTTGCTGCCTATATCGATCCCTACAACAATCGACTCTCTTTTGAAACAATCAAGAGGGTTGAGCCCAAGAGCCTTGATTCATCAGGCACTGATTCAGATGCTCGATATGCTCAGGATGATATGTATTTCATAGCAGGATATGCCAATATCAGAATCAAGGGCGGGAGCTCAGGCACAGATTATTCTGTTGGCCTCAATATTCACACAACCAATGCACAAGTTTTCACTGTTCGAGCCTTGTTGAAGGTTCAAAACCTCTTGCCAGTATAGGAGCAAATTATGCCTGTTCAATTCGGAAGATCCGCATTCATCTCAGTTTCAGAGGAAACAACCTACGGAACAGAATCAGGGGGCTCATATACAGATATGAGGCTCATCTCCTCAAGCCTTCAAAAGACAATCGAAAGAGCCCGCAAGACTCACCTCAATCATGGGACTGCAGGATTTGTCCGATCAACCTTTGACGGGTTCAATATCACAGGCGGGAATATCACAGGCCCTTTCCATTATGCAGGCAATGGGGATCTGATGAAAGCAGCCCTTGGAGATCAGAGCACCTCAGGAGTCTCATCTCCTTACACTCATTCATTCTTTCCTGCAGCAAGCCCCCCATCTTTAACTATTCGCTTTTATCGGGGCTCTGCTGCTTCAGGAAATCCATCTCTTGAAACCTTCAAGGGGTGCATGATCAGCACTTTCACGCTCGCATGCAATGCAGGAGAGGAAGCAACATTCTCTGCTGAGATCATTGCTCAGGATGCAGCTGCAAGAGCAGGATCTGCTGTGACTCCTTCATTCCCCGCATCTGCTGAGAGCATGCTGCATCATCAAGGCGGCTCAATCACTTACAACTCCAACACAATCAAGATCCGATCCTTTGAATTGGTGATTGATAACAAACTTGAGAGAAGAAACTTTTTAGGGCAGCAAATCACAGAGCAGCCCACTCTTTCAGATGTGAGAGAGGTGAGATTGACTGTGACTGCCGATCTTGAAGATAATAACTTTTACACAGATGCAATCACGACTCCATCTGCTGTGACAAGCAATCTCACAATGACTTTCACAGGAGGCACTTCTCCCAATCAGATTGATATCACGCTTTATAGCGCAGTACTTGAGGAATATTCTGATAATGTCACCACTTTTGGACGCATTGAGCGATCAATGACTTTCCTTGCAACTGTGAACGGATCAGATGAGGCTCTCAAGGTTGATATCATCAATGGGAATGGTTCATACGCTTAAACAATAATCAATCAAAGGAGCAAAGATGATTGATGTAATTAAAAAACTTGCAGATGCTGCAAGATGGGAGCTTGAGATCTTCTCAGGGGCTCTCAAGATTCAGGGCAGAATCCTGAGTCCTGTTGAGGCTCAAGCAGCAGGGATTGCAAGCCGATCCTTGATGGGGAAAATGCTTGAGATTATCAAAGGCCAGGAAGAGGGAAAGGAAGAGGAAGAGGATGAGCAAGATTCCTTGCTCTCAAAGATTGCCTCTCTCACTCCTGAGGATGTGCTCAATTTTGGGAACATGCAAGATCGGGTTTTGTGTCAAGTTGTTGACAAGGCCTCTCAAGATGGGGAGAATTGGGAAAAGTTGACTCTAGTGCATCATGAGAAGCAACAGAATCCCGCCCGAAATGCCCTTTGGGTTGGAATGATTCCCCAAGAGGACAAGAACAAGATATTTGAGAGAGCAATGCAGGGCCTCAAGGGAGGAGAGATTGCTCTCAACTCCTTTCCAAAATGACCCCGATTTTATAAATATCATTGATATTATCTCAAGGACTTATTCAAGATTGCCCTCTGAGGTTATGACTCTCTCATGGCCTGAGCTCATGATCTGTTTGAGGTGCATTATTGCAAGGGGTGAGAGGGCAAGGCAGGCAATGAGAACCAAGGGGAAAAATGATATGATATTCCCAACGGTATCAATTGCAGATTTGATTGATATTATTTGAGGTGATCCTGTGGCTACTACTGTTGATTATGTTCTTAAGGTAACAAGCAAAGGGGCACAGGACGCCCTCAAAGGCGCAGCAGGAGCAGCAAAGGGACTCAATGCAGGATTGCTTGCAACGGCAGGCTCTGCAGCTGCAGTTGTCACAGCAATGGGGACTCTTGCCTCAGGCGTTATTGCTGTTGCAGAGGCTTTTGTTGCAGGTGCAAAAGCTGTTGTTGAGTTTGCTCAGGAGAGTGCAGATCTTGTCAATGACATAAACGATCTATCAAACAGATCAGCGATTGCAACGGATTCAATCAAGGGCCTGCAATTTGCTTTGAGAGCATCAGGACAGGATGCAGGGCAAGCAACTCAAATCCTCTCAAGATTCCCTGCTGTATTATCTCAGGCTCAAGTTGAGGGCTCAAGAACAGCAGAAGCCTTTGAGGCACTTGGGATTCAATTGAGAGATGCTCAGGGCAACCTGAGGAGCGCAAATGATATCTTTATTGAAACAACAACAAGCCTCCAAGGAATAGAGAATCAAACTGAGAGAGCAACAAAAGCAGTTGATATCTTTGGGAGATCAGGAGCTCAACTTTTGCAGGCTTTGGGGCAGACTCAGGGCCTCAAGGATTTTGTTGATCTTGCAGATAAGTTTGGCGTGAGAACAGGCCCAAAAGCATCTGATGCTGCTGCTGATTTTCAGGCCACAATTGCCGCCCTTGATACTGCTCTTGATGGATTGCAATCAACATTTATTGAGGCCTTTGGGCAAGATATCACAAGGCTGCTTTTGGATTTTGCAGAGCAAATTGCATTTGTTCAGAGAGTCCTTGTCATCTTCTCAGAGGATGCAACAAGAGCATTCTCAACTGTGATTGAGGTACTGAAATTCTTTTTTGAGCTTGGATTGACAGCAGTCAAGAGTTTTGGGATTGGGCTTGCATCTCAGATCCCAATAATCGGGGGATTTGCTCAGGCTGCTCTTGAGCTTGCAGATGGGTTTGATCTCTTTGATGCAGCCCTTGGAAAACTTGCAGATAACACAATTCCCAATTTCTCAGATCGCCTTGCTGAGGCAAAAGCAGATGCTGCAGAGTTTCGATCTATTGTTGAGGGATTGACAGCAGGCGGATTCACAGCCCCGACTCTTGGAGGAGCAGGCGCAAGAGGAGCAGGCGCAGGAGCAGGAGGAGGAGCAGGCGCAGGGCTCTCAAAAGCTGTTGAGCTCATCCCTCTTTCAATTCAGGATGGATTCAGAGCAGGCTCAATCACGCTCTTTGAAACTTTGAGCCCGCTTGAAGAGGCACTCATCAGTGTGAAAAATGGAATCCTTGGAGCAGGCAAATTCATCAAGGATATTGGGGGTGCAATCACCTCCCCAAATAGTTTTGTGAATGCAATTGCAGGCGCAGCAGGGCCGATCGGAGAGGCGATCGGGGGTGCTCTTGGAACCCTTGCAAAGTTGGGAGAGAGAACACCTGAAGAGATTGAGGCTCAATTCTTGGGTTTTGCAGAAGCAGTTGGGAAGGGGCTTGAGAATCTGCCTGCAATCCTCATCAGGGTACTTCCTCGATTTGTGATTGCATTGATCAGAGGAATAGCACAGGCAATCATCAATCTTCCTGCATTGATTGGGCAGGCCCTGAAAGATGTTTTTGGGGGCATTTGGGAAAGCATCAAAGAGTTTTTCCGATCGATATTTACGAAAGAGGGCAGAAGAGAGAGAAGGCAGGAGAGAGATAGGGAGCCTTCTGAGGCTGCAAAATTCTTCAGTTCTTTGCTCACAGGTCAATCCATGATGGGAGGCGGGAGGATGCTCACTGCTCAATCAGGCGTGAGATTCACAGGTGCAAAACGGGGCCTTGCAATGCTGCATGAGGGCGAAACAGTGATCCCCGCCTCAGGGCGCACAGGTCAAGCGGAGCAAAGATCAATGGGCTCAATGGGAGGCAGCCCAATCAATATTGTGATCAATTCTGCTGTTGTTGAGAATCGTGCTATTGATGAACTTGTGAGAAGGCTTGAAAGCAGATTCTCAACATTTGGAGCAGGCAAGAGCTCCCTCTTTGGACGGTGAACAATGGGAAATGCACGCTTTTATTATTATCCAAAACCTTCAACAATCTCCTATCTTGAGCAGATTGATCTTGAGGAAAGCCTTGCAGAGTTATTCTCTGATTATGAGATTGATGCTCAAGATGGGGTTTCCTATACAGGCAGAAGATTCAGAACCGTTGGGAAGATCCTTGAGAATGTGAGAATCCAAAGGGACAGAATGAAGGGCTCTGAGGATCTTGCTGCTGAGCTCATGAGCATGCAATCTCATCTTGATCGGGGCTATCCTGTTTCATTCTCTGCTGATTCTGCTAAATCTTGGGCTGCTTATCTCTCACAGCCTGCAAGAGCAGGGGATCTCACAATCACAGTATCAAGCAATCAGATGAGGGCAATTGTGGGCTCAAATATCGTTGCAGCAGGTGATTATGTGATGATTGAGAGCCCCAATCCTGCAATGAGATATCAAATGCTCAAAGTGTCCTCATTGACTGCAACGGCCTCAACCTCAGGCACAATCACATTCACGACTCCGATCCTCTTTGATTTTGAGGCGGGGGCTGCAGCTGTTCGATATTATCGGTTTTGGCCTGCTCTCAAGCGACCTCAAAACAACTTGGGGAGCAACATGATCACAAATGAGAGGGGCTTCCTGTTCTCTCTTGATGTGACTCTTGTGCCTGATTATGAGGAGTATTTTGAGCTTATCACCCCGATTGAGGGAGATCCTGCTGCTGATTCAGATGTTACTGAGGCATATGCTGATGATAGTGCTGATTCGCCCCTTGCTCAGGGCGGCTTGCTTGATCCTGCTGATCCGACAACGAATCTCACAGATGGAACAAATCTCATCACAGAACCTGAGATCGGGCCCAAGATTGCAGGGCGGATCTGATGACTTGGAGCTCAGATTTTATCAGGCAATTGCAAAAGGCGGATTCTCTCACGCTCAGATTCAGATTGCATTTCCTGCCCTCTGCTCATGGGGCGGGCTCTGAGTATATCATTGATAGCTCAAGCAAATACATTCAGATCGAGGGCTCCAATATTCGAATCAATGGAACCTCAGTACAGCCTCAATCATTTAGTGCAACTTTTGGGCAGTTTTCGATCGGTATCGTTGGGGATTATAGATATGTGAATGAGAAGATCGCAAAGGGCCAATTTGCAGTGCTCTATGCAGGTTTTGAAGGCTATAGCCCTTCACAGTATCAAAGGCTCATTTGGGGCAATCTTGAGGGCGTGAGGAAACTGAGTTTTGAGAGGTTTGAATTTGTCTTTGGGGATGCGCTCATGAGCCTCAATACAAGACAAGACAAGAGGGTTGATCCCTCTCTCATCCTTGGGGGGCGCAATGTTTCAAGGAGTGCCTTCTTTTATACGATCGGACAAAGCACGACTCTCACTGCTAATTTCAACACAAATTCTGATACTCAGTTAAATCTCACAGATATCTCATTCTTTGAAAAGAGCACGCTTGAAAACGGGCTCATCTTGATTGATGATACTGCTCACGGGACTCCCTTCTTTGCTCAATGGACAAGCAAAACCACAACAACAGCACCTGCAGGATATCTCACGCTCACCCCAACAGGGCCCCTCACTCCCTCATATCCCTCTGACTCATCTGCAACTGTGCCCACAACAATTCAAGCAGCTCATACAACTGTCTATAATGCAGCGCAGATCTCAGATTTTCCCCCTCATATTATCTTCAGATTGCTTGAGGAGGCGGGGACTCCTGCTCTCCCTGCCTCTTGGAGAGTTGGGGGCGATCTTGGGGTTGATATCTATGATTATTCAGATGCAGATGCACAAAAGGCCTATATCAAAAGCAATCTTGGGGGCAGTTACTCTTGGCATTTGGCATTCTCACAGCCTGAAACTGAGCTCTTGAGAGTGATATCCTCAAAGGCTTCTGCTCATGGTCAATGGGCTGTGCTCAGGCAAGGGCGGATCTCTTGGAGAGGAGTCACAGATATTTATTATAATGTTGTGCCAAACAAGAATAAACCTCATGCAGCAATCATCACTGATGCAGATATTCAAGATGTGATCTCTCATGAGTTTTATGATCCTTCTGTGAATGCGGTATATCATCAAGTGAAGATCCAATATGATCAGGATGAGAACACGGCTCAAACTCTTCCTGTTGATGCAACAACTCTCCCCATTTACAATGAGGTCAATCTCAGAGGGGATGGGGTAACGCTTGATCCTGCGCTCACAAGATCAGCCCTTGCAAATGGGGATCTCAACCGCCTGAGAAATTGGTTGCTCTATCCGCCTGAGAAACTGGTTTTGAATTGCAAGATAGGCCTTGCAACTCTTGTTGCAGGGGATGATATTATCCTCAAGAGTGATATCATTTATGGGCTTGATGAGGAGTTTGGAAAAACCTTCAACAGAAGAGGAATGATCTCCTCTGTTGATATCGACTTTTCGACAAGAGCAGCAATTATCACAATTCTATTCATGCCCAAGAGGTTGAAATAATGCCAAAACAATCAATGCCTGAGCTCCTCAATAAGGCTCAAAAACTTGGATATACAATATTCACCTCAGGAGATTATAATCTCAATCTGATTGGGGTGAGAGCAGCTGCACAGGAGCCCAATAAATTCTGTGATGTTTTCAATATCATCTATAAACTCAGGGGGATTTGGAGGCATGAGAAATATCCTTTCACCTCATTAGCGGGCTCATATTGGCTCCTGAATCCCTCAAGGGTAACAGGCACAGCAATCCTCAAGCATGATATGCAATATAGAGGAATGTGGATATTGGGCAAGCATCAAGGGCGATATGAGGCACTTGTGCAACAGGGCAATGAATGCACGGTTTGGAGAGATAATAACAAGGATATCATT